GAGTATGGGTTCCAGATTTAAAAACCAACCCTATGTTTTTGGCTGAACTTATTAAAGCTGCTAAAGAGCACATTAATACGCTTACCCCTGCCCAATTAGCTGTAACAAAAGCGAATGAGGAACTTGAGAACTGGATGCAAAGCTGCTCAGAAGCTGAATACGCTAGTGACTTAAATCAGCTAACTGAATCTCTTTGTAAAGACCATATTTACTACCATAACATGCGTCAAATCATGTTAGCTCGTTCTAAAGAGCTTGGATGTAATTTTGATAAAAATCAGAATAAATGGATTGGTCAGCCGGAATTTATTGGCATCAGTGACGCTCAAAGAGATGAACTCCAAGATTTCATTGCTGAGCGTGGCTTGGATATCAAAAGCGTATGTGAATACCTTGGCTTAGATGCATTAACACAAATTGAAGCTTCAAAACTTGAAGCTGTAAAACAGGAAATCGACAACCTAGCTAAACAGGAATTACATGCATGAGCGCAATAATTTTAGACACCGAAACTCATGACATGAACGGCTATCCAATCGAGATAGCCCATGTTCCTGTCTACTTTGAAAATGGTGAATTAAAGACAAATAAAGATGCTTGTTTTGATGAGTATTTTTCTTGCCCCGAACCTATAAGCTACGGCGCTATGGCTGTGCATCACATTCTTGAATCAGACATTGATGGAAAGCCAAGCTACGAAACTTTCCGTTTACCTGATGGTATTCAATTCATTATTGGCCACAATATTGATTACGACATTCAAGCTATAAAACTGGCCGATAAGAATATAAACGTTAAGGCAATCTGTACTTTAGCTTTGGCGCGTATGGTATGGCCAGATGATGCACATAATCTCTCAGCATTAATCTACAAATTCACAAATGGATCTGAAAAGGCACGCCAAAGTATTCGAAATGCTCATAATGCCAAACAGGATGTTTTGCTTACTGCAGTTCTACTAAAGAATATTTGCAAAGTGCTTGGTGTGAAAGACATGCAGTCTCTTTTCTTGTTTTCTGAACAAGCCCGCATCCCGAAGCATATGACTTTCGGTAAGTATAAAGGTACACCGATCAAAGATATCCCTGCTGATTATGTGATCTGGTTACTAAAACAAGATGACTTAGATCCCTATCTACGCAAAGCATTAAAAGGATAAGAAAATGACGAATATTTTAAATGCACAAGAAGCTTTCACTGCTCTACAAAAAGGTAAAACTGTTCTATGTCGCTATGCAGGTAATGGCTCTCTTCATGCTGATAAAGATTTCAGCACTCTGGATCAAATGCCAGCGACAGTTTTTGCTTTGCCTAATTATGAATTTTGCATTCAAGTTGAAATGCTTGAGTTAGCTGGTATTACTTTTACTAAGCCTTTAACGATTGAAGAAATCGAACAAGGTCAAGACGTGTTTTTAATTCAACCTCATGCTGTGATTCAGCAATATAAATTCAATGAAAACATTGATGAATTGGTAGATGGGATTCATGCTGGATTTGCTCAACGTGATTTTGAAAATGCTCAACTACAATATAAGGCATTTTGTGAAGCTGTAGGTGGTTCACCTATTCAGGTTAATTTAGAAATAGTGGAGCAACCGAGAAAAAAGCGAGCATCAAAAAAACAGAATGACTCTAATAGTGTTGAGCAGCAATCTACTCATGCTGCTAACGATGAAGTTTCATTGGATGACATTATCGGTCCAGTTGGTGATCAAAAACCTACCTCAAATGATGTTGAAAAAAAGACATTGGATGAGATACCAACACAATCAGACATTCAAAATAGTCCAACTTCATTTGATGCTGTTGCTGCAGCTGTCGTTAATAAAGCTAAACAAATCGATGAAGTTACTTTAGAAAATAACTCTAAGAAGTTAGCTAATGATGAATCTGAATACCAGGAGAAACTAGCGACTTTAAAACAACGTGTTGATGAATCAAAAACAGTTACAGAGGTAAATGCTGTTGTTAAATACACGACTGGCTGGACTACGGAACAACTTTCGCCACTTTTAAAATACATGCACAAACGATTAGAAATACTTCAACAAAATAAGGCAGCTGAGCAACCATCACTAATGGTTCGTATTCAGAATGCACCTGACCTAACTGTTCTTGATGCACTTGAAATAGATGTCTCAAGTTTAGATCCAGTTATTCAACCTGAAATGATGCGTCATGTAAGAACACGTCGATTAGAACTAGAAAAAGCTTCGTCCGTTGCAATAAACGACGAGGATCTGCCATGAAATTCAAATACTCAACTCTCACCCGAACACTTGAAGTGTTCGGTAGCAAGATGACTCACATTTATGAAAATGTCAGCGCTGGTGAAATTGATACTTTGGTCATCAATGCAAAGTTAAAAGAAGCGACTTGGAGAACGAAATGAGCACTATCAACGAAATCAAAAAACAAGAAGACGCACAACGTTTACAGAAAGCTAAAAACAAAGTGATTGCAGCTTTAGAAAAGGATTCGCTGGGCTTGTCGATCGCACAACTTATGACAATCTGTCAGCTAAGCATCAAAACCGTTAAAAATGTTCTAGCTGTGATCGACGTTGATCAGGAAGACGGCGTGTTCTTTTTAAAAGGCAAGCCTAAGGCTGAAATTCAAAACAAGCCTCAAGTTGCTCCAACTGCTAAGCCTAGTGCACCGGTTAAACCTGCAGAAGAACCAACTGCAGTTAATATCAGTGAAGCATTCCTGAATTTGCTCGAGGACTTCCCGGACGGTCTAAATAAAACTGATATTCAGGCTGTGTTGAAGATTTCAGATAAGCAATTTTCAAATCTTACTTATAAGCTGACACAGGCTTTAAAGATCGAACGCTCAGGAAAACTAGGCAGTTATATCTACACACTGCCTAAACCTAAATCTGAACAGACACAGCCTGAACCTGAACAGCCAGTTTCAGAAATCATTGAATTCCACACACCTGTAGTAGTGGCTGATTCAACCCAATTCGATGCACCTCATATTATTGAACCTGAGCAACCAGTTAAGGAAAACAAAATGACAGCTTCAAATACACCAGTTTTAAATGCTCTGATGAAGTTGGCTGAAACTCAGATTGTTCAGACTTCAACACTCGAACTGACTCAAGATCAGATCGGGCAAGCGCTAATGGAATACTTTGATTTTAATCGTATCGAATGGACCACTGATGGTGAAAGCTTGGTGGCAACGATGATCAAAACGGAAGAAATGGTGGCGTGATGGAAAATAATAAATTATGGGCTGTGAATATACCTGAAGAGCTAGATTCAGAAGAAATTTTATACCCTATTCCATCTAAAGAATTAGGTGAGCAAGTCGTTAATCGTCTGCGTCAGGAAGCTATTCAAGTTTTTGAAACAGTTGGTGAATGTATTGCTGAAGCCATCACTCTTGAAGTGTGGGATGGCACAACTGAAGAACATGCAAAACATTTAGCAGAAAACCCAAATTGGTGGAATGAAACAACCTTTCTTGACGATGAGGTGGTGTGATGCTTGAGAAAACTGAAAATCCGCTGAATCTTAGTTTAGATCCAATCAACAAAATTCTGCCTGAGCTTCAGAAGCAATTTGATGATTTTGCAGATGGCCCAATTGCTAATAAGTTAGGGCTTACAGTTGAAGAATCTGGTGTATGTATCGAAATTAAAATCAACACTGGTGAAGAATACAGCTACAGCCTGGAACAGTTAAAAAAGCTGAAAGCTGAATTAGAAAATCCACTGGTCCAAAGTTTACAGGAGGTTTCTTAATGGGTGCACTGGCCAAACGAGTTGAGGATCCAGTTGATATTGGCTTCATGCTTTTGATGAAGTATCGTAAGCCAGTGATCAAACTTGAAGAACTCTTGCCTGATTACTTGCCTCATCTTACAATTGAACAGGCGAACAAGCGTGCAAATAAATGCACACTTCCATTTCCTGCATTCAAATCAGATGGACGTAACTCACCTTTTTATGTTCATTTAAGTGATGTGGCATTCTGGCTTGAATCAATACAAAAAGAGTCTAAGAAAGATTGGGAAGCAATGAACCACTAAGGGTAAATTCTTCAAAATATCCCGCATGGTTGCACCATATTTGCACCTTGCACCATGCGGATACATACTAAATATATAATAATTATAGTTTTTTACTTTAAATCTATCCCACCTGCCATTGGAGCAACAATCAAATTATTTGACAGTTGATATGAACCAATATACATATATTTTCTTACAAATTCTGATCAACATAGTATACTTCATTCGCCCATTCAGCTCATCTTTTTATGCGGTGCTGTCCAAATTATGAACAAACCCTCTTCTGCTCGTCCATTCATCAAAACACTTAGCATGCTTACTGCTTGTATCAGTTTAGTGGCTTGTGGAGATAGTTCATGGTGGTCAAATAATAAAGAACCTGAAATGGAAGCTGAACAAATTCAGAAAGTCATTCCACCTCGCGTTCATGGTCGTCAGTCTTGGTCACAGGACATCTTCGACATTATGGAACAACTAAAAATTCCAAAAACCAAACAAAATGTATGCAGTATTGTTGCTGTGGTTGACCAAGAGTCGAACTTTGTTGCTGATCCAACAGTTCCAGGTTTAGGTGAAAAAGCTGTTCAAGAGATCAACACACGCTTAAATGAAAAGTTTGAAGCAAAATTAGGCGAAATGATTGGGGGAACTGTTGCTGGTTATTTTGAAGATGTTCTAAAAAACCAACCAACATCAGAAAATAATTATATGAGCCAAATGCGTAAAGTAAAAACTGAGCGCGAACTTGATCTACTTTATCGTGAAATTTTTGACTACATGTCTCAGCACTATCATGTGAGTGCACTCACAGGTGCAGCTAAGTTGGTTGGTCAAGACATCGGCGAAAAGATGAATCCAATTACCACTCTGGGTTCTATGCAAGTCCATATTAACTACGCAAAAGAACATAAACGCCAAAGTGGAAACATCGCTGAATTGCGTAATGATCTTTATACCCAATATGGCGGCTTATATTATGGTATTCATCGCTTGATGGAATACCCAGCAGATTACGACAAAGCAATCTATCGTTTTGCTGATTATAACTCAGGCATGTATTCCAGCCGTAATGCTGCGTTTCAGTCTATGTTAAATGCACTCACGGATACTGAAATTAGTTTGGATGGTGACTTATTACTGTACAACAAAGATGGCGGCATCAAAGCAATACAAAGCCAAACTGAAAAAGAGCTAATCGCTGCATTTGCACAAAATAACGTGCTCGTTACACCAAGACAAATTCGCTCTGACTTGAAAAAAGAAAAGGAAAAGAAATTTGAAGATACGCAAACTTATTTAGCTCTACAAAAACTTTATCAGAATAAAACCAATAAAGAACCAATGTATGCGGTGATGCCGCAAGTTGTCATTTCTGGGCCTAAATTAAGCCGTGACTACAATACAAATTGGTTTGCTAGCCGTGTAAATGGAAGATATGAATCATGCATGCAAAGAGCGAAACGAATAAAACTATAAATCTTGCTTTATTTGATTTCGATGGAACACTTTATCCCAAAGACAGCTTTACTGGGTTTATTTTCTATACCCTTTCAAAACGTCATATTGTAAAAAATGGGCTGAAAATCCTCCCTTGGATTCAAGCCTATTATTTAAAGCTATATCCAGCACATGCGATGAGACCACGTTTATATCAAAGCATGTTTAAAGATATACCTTTAGATTTTGTGGATAAACTAGCCCAAGAATATGCGCAAAAACTAATTAAAAAACTTGATCCTGATTTGCTGCATCAGCTAAAACTCCACCAACAACGTGGAGACAGAGTTGTTTTAGTTTCGGCATCAATTGATCTTTATTTAACTCATATCTGCAAGTATTTAAATATTGAATTAATTTGCACTAAAACAGAATATAAAAATGGATTATTAACAGGCTTTTATCGATCAGAAGATTGTAGCTGTGAGCAAAAAAAGCTCCGAATCATGCAGCAATATCAACTATCTGATTATCAATTTATCTATGCCTATGGCAATAGCGAAGAAGATTTAGAAATGTTATCGATTGCAGATTATCCATATATGGTAGGCGAAGAAAAAGCTTTACCAAAATTAAAACCACAGGCACTCAAGATTTGGGAAAACATGAGTGAAATATAAAAAAAGCTCGCTGAATGCGAGCTTTTTTCTTTTCAGCAATTTAATAAATCGCCATATGATCGCGGTGAATCATTTCTAAAGAACGTGCTTCACCTAAAACTTGATAGACTTTTTCAGAAGATAAACCTTTGATTCGCTCGGCTGAAGTTGAACTAAAATTAACTCGACCAACAGCGACACGACTGCCACGCTGATCAATACATTCAACCACGTCACCACGCGCAAAATGCCCTTGAATGTCTTTCACACCGACAGGCAATAAACTACGATGTTTGAGCTTAATTGCCTCAACTGCCCCATCGTCAATCACTAAGCGGCCAGCTGTTTGTAGGTGTGCTGCTAACCATTGCTGATGCGCTGTAACACGATCATTATCCGTGGTGAATAAAGTGCCTAACATTTCACCCGCCATTAAACGAGCTAAAACATTATCACTTTCACCGCTTGCGATTAGCGTCGGACAGCCAGACTTCGCAGCCAAGCGTGCAGCACGAACTTTCGTCACCATACCACCACGACCAAGCACACCGCCACCACCCGCCATTTCAAATAGAGTGTCATCTAAGGCACGAACAGCGGAGAATAACTTCGCATTTGGATTACTTCTTGGATCAGAATCAAACATACCTTGTTGATCAGTTAAAATAATCAACAGCTCTGCATGAACTTGACCCGCAACCATAGCTGCTAACGTATCATTATCACCAAATCGAATTTCATCTGTAGAAACAGTATCATTTTCATTGATGACAGGAATAACACGCCAGTCAATCAAATTTTGTAAGGCATCACATGAATTCAGATAACGACGACGATCAGCAAGATCATCGTGCGTCAATAAGACTTGTGCTGTTTGGATACCATGCTGCTCTAATACACTAGACCAAGTATGAATCAAACCCATCTGTCCGATGGCTGCACAAGCTTGCAAACTGGGTAGATCGGTGGGTCGACTCGCAAGCTTCATGCGTACCATCCCTTCTGCTACTGCGCCTGAAGACACTAAAATAATCTCATGTCCAGCATTGTGTAGATCAGCAATTTGTTTCGCCCAATGCGAAATTGCATTTAGATCTAGACCTTGCCCATTTGCAGTAAGTAAAGATGATCCGATTTTAACAACGATTCGTTTACACGCATTGAGCTGACGTTGCCCATCGACCACTTCTATCATTTTTTCCTCGGTTTACTAGTCACGAACGTAGATGCTTTCTACGCCGCCATCATCTTCATCGTCATCAAAGTCTTCATCATCGTCAAAGTCAGCTTCACGCTGAGCTTTACGCATTGCACGATATGCTTCTTTTGCTGCGATGGTTTGTTCACGTGTCTCAGCTTCAAGCTGCTCACGGAATGCTTTAATTTCTGCTGCGTACTCTGGATCTTCAACTTCGCGTTCACGTTGTTGTTCAATTTGATCCATTAAGTAATAAACCACATCCTTGGTTCCTTCTGACATAAGACCAGAAGTTTTGAATACTGGACCAGTCCATTGCAACTCATCAAGAATGTGCTGACACCACTCTTCTCTTGACTCTTCAGGAATTTGATCAAGCTTATTTAATACAAGAACCACAGGAAGTTTTGCCAATGTCGGAGAGAATTTTAATAACTCACCTAAAATTGCTCTTGCATTGTGTGCTGGG